AGTTATATTCTTCTTCTGTCATTTCCTTATCACAAAATTCACAATTATATTTATTTTGAAACATATTTAGTTTTTATTTTATTTATCTATTGGGTTAAATCAAGAACCTACATTTTTGTCAGTTTACTACTTGCGCTCTGTTTTTTTAATCACTTTGGCTTTCTTTAGTATCTATATCTGTATCTAATTACTAACTCAATTTCATAATCGGCTACCCTCGCTGATTTCAACCCAATAAATAAAAGAACTTGTGTAAATATATATATAATTACAATACAAACAACAAAACACATTAAAAAGTTTATTAACAATAGAATGTTAAAAAAGGTGTGTTAACCTAGCTACTTGGCCGTGCTGCTTGTGAAATAGAAAAGATTCTATAGCTTTATTATTAGATGATTGATAACCATTTGAGTGGTGGTAAAAATCTGCTTCTGATGGACTTCTTAAACTTTCTAAAGTCATACCAACATAATCACCACCTTTACTAGATTTGTGGTGTACGTGCTGTGTAAACATATATCTGTATTTAGTTTCACTCCACCATTTACATTCATCTGCCATTATCATAGGTAATCTTTCCCACTTAACTCCGTGACCGTGACAACTACCTATTAATGTTTTACCATACTTAAAATACTTTCTCATAGTGTAATCTATGTTCCAAGATACATTACTACATAAATTAAAATGTGCTTGTAATACTTGTGCCATTAACCAACCACTTAAATGATCGTGATTGCCAGCAGTAAAAAGCACCTCAACATCAGCTACATCTAATAACATTTCAATTACCTCAACCATTAACCGTTTTGCTATTAAAAAATGATCAGAAAAAACACCATCTAATTCACCTTGAAATGTACCTCTAGTAGTTTTGTTATGAAAACCATCAACGTGCAATAAATCACCAGAAAGTAATAATACAACCTGATCTATATGAAAACCTTCTGCTTTTTTTATACATCCTCTAACACCTTCTAAAGTGCGTTGTACTGCTATTTGATTGTTATACTCTACACCACTAACAAAACTTCTGCATAATTTACCTATATGAATATCTGATGGACAACAAAAAAATAAATGTGGTTCAATTACTTTAGGCCTTTCTATCTTATTGTAGTAAGGTGCATATTGTTTTACTTCTTCTATAAGTTCTCTAAATAGTTTCTTGTGATCTTGTTGTTTATGATCAGGATTCTTAAAGTATAAACTAGCTTCTTTAGATTTTATCCAGCCACTATGTACATCATTAGGATTAATACCTGAATTTTCAGCTTCTTGTTTTATCCTTCTATACTTGATAATTATATCAGCTTCATCTTCTGTTAACCTGTAACGTGGATTTCCGCTTTTATCTTTAAAACGTTTATTGTGGTTTTTCACAAAATAAAATTTTGCTAAATATACTAATTTCTTCTTTTAGCTATGCTTCCATAATAATAGCCAACTATAGATAACACAATTCCTTCTACAATACCTGTGGTGTGAATCATTAATTCTTTATTATGTTCTGGTACTGTAATAAACACTATTGCAATAATTAAAAATACAAATGCAAATAAACCTACTGCACCTGTTACATTCATCATCCAATCTTGTGCGCCTGCTTTCATCATTTCTACTTCTCTAGTTCTTGCACTATCTCTATCTTTTACTTCTAAATTATATAGTTCTACTAGTTGTGCGTGCATCTGTGCTTTTTCTTCTGGTGATAAATCAGGTTCACCATCTATTAAGTTTTTTATAATACCTAGTGTACCACTATCAGGTAATACATTACCAACTACCTTTAATACATTAGGTGCTTTTTCTGAAAGAAATTTACCTATTTTAGTATCTTTAATCTTGTTCATCTTTATACTTGTTCTGGTTTCTTTTTTTAGCATTTACTATTAACCTTTCTTCCATCTTTGCAATCTTAATTCTTAAGTGTGTGTTTTCAGTAATTAATTCATCAATCTTTCTTTCTAAACCATCAATCTTGTTTTTTAATTCTTCAATTACTCTAGCTTGTAGATTATCTTGCCTTTCTTCTTTCTTGGCGTTAATATCAATCTTCTGTTTTAATATTTGCCAAATTTCTTTTATACCTAATGCGGCAATTAAAGAACTAACTACCATTAACAAGTTATGATCATCCATTTTAACTTTCTTTGCTATCATTTGATTCTTTCTTACTTACCTTTCTTTTTGCCTTTTGTCCTGCTGCACTTTTAGGTTTAAAACCTTTAGGTTGAAATTCTGCATATTCTACCTCTGCATCAAAACAAGGACATTGCTTCATATATTCAAATTCATCTATTTTACCATCTTTATTTTTATCTGGTGATAAATCTCTATGGCCGTGTATAGTTGCATTAGGATATTTAGCTTTTAGTTGCTTAATTAACTTAATTAACAATTCTTTTTGTCTTGGTGTTCTAGTATCTTCTGGTTTACCTGTTTCAGCATTTAAACCACCTACATAACAAATTGCAGCAGCATATTTATTGTGGCCTCTTGCACTAGCTGGTATTCTATGCAATGGCCTACCAAATTCTATTGCAGAATTAATTACATAATGATAACCTATATCACTCCATCCACGTTGCAAATGCCATCTTCTAATAGTGCTAGCAGAAATATTATCTGATCTTGTAGCACTACAGTGTATATGTATTTCTTTAATTTCTCTCATTTGCCTTGTCTTTTATATGGTTTAACATAATTCTTACTGTGCTTGCACTTACTCATTTTACTTTTTGCGTGAACACCTTTGCGCCTTTTCTTTGGCTTTATTAATATGTTTGTTTTATTCTTCATTTGGTGGTTCTGGTGTGATTCCCAATTGTGCCAATCTTATTAACCAATCGGATTCATTCGTAAATTCTTCCACTATTGGTTGTCCCGTTCCAAGTCGGTGATTTGCTGGATTGAAAAAATAATGTATTACGCTTAAATCTTCATTTCTACATATAAACCACATATCGATATTTGGTATTTCCGTCATAATTTTAATTTATTGTCCAACCCGCGGTTGCACCCGTTAAATAATCATAAGCATCTTGGGCATCTGTCCACCCTGTCGCTGTCCAATCCGCACCATATTTAACCGCATATGTTTGACCAGATGTATTGTCGCTTGTTCTTGTAAAATCTAAACTTGGTGATGTCAATGTCCATTGCACATTAAATGGTCCGGAATTTGTATAAACATATACTGCCCATCCTACCATAGTATCCGTATAATTTGCTTGTGAATATGTGTTTGGACTTGTCGTACCTGTCATCGTAGTGCCAGCTGTTCTTAAATCCCAATTTGATATGTTTTGATTAAATGCTGAATTGTGAAACATATAATCCATATTTGAAGCACTATTTAAATTCCAAGTACTCACATCTCCGTTAAATGAACTTGCAGTCAAAAATATACGATTTATATTTGTAACATTTGAAACATCCCAATTTGTAAGGTCTTGATTAAATGCAAGTGCATTTCTAAACATGGCACTCATATTAGTCACGCTTGAAACGTCCCAATCATCTATGTCTTGATTAAATTGTCTTGCATTGTAGAACATATTACCCATATTTGTTACGTTACTAACATCCCAACTTACAATGTCTTGATTAAATACCAATGCCGCATTAAACATGTTTGTCATAATTGTTGCACTACCAGTATTCCAACTCCCTATATTTTGATTGAATACAGACGCATTATTAAACATCGCCTCAAAATTCGTCACATTACTTGTGTTCCAACTGCTAATGTCTTGATTAAATGAACTTGCAACCAAAAACACACGATTCATATTGGTCACATTACTTGTATCCCAATTATTTACATTATTAATGGTTGCTAAATTTGAACAAGACCTAAACATACCACCCATATTGGTCACATTTGATAAATCTGGTGTATCGCTTGCTGTTATGGTTGTAAAATTACTATTGCCACACCCGTGAAACATACTATCCATTTTAGACCATTGTATTTGACCCCATTGTGGTACGTCAATTAAATCATCATCAGCTCCATTATTAAAAAACTTTAATGCTGTAAATGGTCCTGTATCATCTTCTGCACCTATTGAAACTATTGGGTTTGTAACATCCGTATTACTACCATCATTATATGTGTGCGAAATATTTCCACCTGTTTCAGTTGTTGTTGCACCATCACCCCAATTAACAGTAAAACTTGTACCAACAGTACCTGGTATTATAATTGTTTTACTTACTCCAGAAGCAACTTCAAATTGCATTTTAAAAGGATAAGGATCTTCTGCACTTGCGCCCAAAATATCTGTGTCACCCGTTGCGGTTGTGTCGTATATCTTTCCCCAATCGGATGTTGCGTTTGCTTTACCTTTACCCCAACCGTTTGTGTTGTTTATCGCGCCTTGTCCCCAATTTATTGTGTTGTCTGCCATATATTTTTGTTATAGTACCCAACCTCCAAAATTAGCAACATCATCAGGATACATATCCTCATTACTATTACTGTAATACTCTGGAAATAAGTTATTATTGTTTTGCATATAATCTATAAATCTATTAGTGTAGAACTGTGCAGTTGTTCTAGCTTTTTCTACTAGGTAATCTACGTGGTCTCTACTAATAGCTGTGCTGTTTTCAGGATTCTTTTGATAAATACCACCATTTGCAATGTTTACAGAACCAAAAGGTAAATACTCTACTAAACTCCAATGCAATAACATTGGTTTAATGTAATCTGTTACTAGTGATAAATAGTTACCTGCAAGTGTACCACCTACTATATCACTTTTTATTTTATTGTATAGATCAGTACCTAAATAATTTTGTATATGAATATCCTGTGCAATATTTATAAAAGGTAATAGTTTATCATTATCTATATTACCATTAGCAGCAGTAAATACTGATATATCCTGTCTTGTTACAAATAGTGCTTTACTCATTTTTTAAATTGTTTTTACAAATTGTTTTATAATTCTTAAAACAGATTTATATTCTTTTGCATCTTTTACAGCAACTTTTGCATCTTTTAATTCTTCTACTCTATTTTCATCAATACCTAATTCTTTTGCTATTTTCTGTACTTTAGAAATTAGTGCTTCCATTTTATTAGCTGCTTTCAATGCTTCTTCTATTCTAGTTTCTGCACTTCTTGCTTCACTTAATAAACCTTTAATTTTAGAATTAGCAGTATCAGTATTTTTATAATATAATGTATTTAATTTTTTAAGATCATCAACATCACTCAACTCAATCTTTTCACTAGCTAATTCTACCTTATCAGCTAACTTGTTGTATATTCTTTTGTGTGTTTCCATTTTAGTATATATTTCTTAAATTACTTACAATTTTATCAATCCTTTTACTTCTTGCTTCTGCAATTTGTAATTCTTTTTCAAATTTTTTAAAATTTGGTACATCATTTATATTAATTCCTAAATCTTTAATTTTTTTTTCAAACTCTTGTATTTCATTTCTTAATTTAAATATTTCATCATTTAATGCTTTAGAACTTTTAGAAGTTTTAGTAGCTAATTTAGCAGCACCATCTACAGCTATTTCTAAAGAGCTTTCCCACATTTTTTTTAATTTATCACTTGTGCTTTTAATATCATCTAATAATGCAAATTCAAACTTTTCACTTTTTAATTCTACTTTATCAAATAGTTTACTAAATACTGTTTTTCTTGTTTCCATTTCTTATTTATTATAATCAGGATGGTGACCATTGTTAGGCATATTCACAGGTGCTTTTTCAGCTTGTTTTGTGCCTGATGGCCTTCTCCTATATGTTTTTGGTATTTCTTTTACTATGTTATAATCTGCAAGTTTCTTGCTGCCTTTCTTACCATCTAATGCTGCACTAGTTTTCATTTTATATAAAACCTGTTGCCATTTGTGCCTACAATACACTCCACCTTTGTATTTAAATAAATCATACTTTTGGCCTTTGTGCATTGGTAATTCAGCAGCTTTAAAATTTAATTCTCTACTTGCTTTATCAATATCTTCTATTCTATATACTACACCTCTTTTACTTCTAGACATCATAGCACTACAAAACTTTCTACTTGATCCACCTTTTCTACTGCCTTTTGCATATTTGTACCTGATCTTGTAATAACTCTTATCTAGTATGCTAAATCCATTAGGATTGTTTTTTAGTGGTGTATCACTTCTAACTGCTTCTGCTAGTTGTATCATATCATTAGCCCAATCTTCTTCACTTTCATTTTCTTCATCTACATCTCTAATATCTACCATTTCCCATTCATCACTATCAATTACTTCACCTTCTAAACCTTCTAATATTTCTTCAAATATATCTTCAGGTAAATCTTTGCTTTGTGCTAATTGTAATTCAAAATCAAAATCACTATCTTCTTGCTTAATACCTGTTTCTTCTTCAATAGCTTCTGCATCTTGTAAACTCTTATCTACTTCTATAAATTCTAGTGGTTTTAGTGTTTTAAAGTATAGATTAAGTGTTATATCATTTACCGCTAGTATCTCATCTAGTGCATCTATAATTAAATCCTGATAAGGTTTTATAACAATATTATCAAATAATAATGTAGCAGTTTCTATCTCTTCGCTATTGTTACCCAATCCATTGTTTCCATCTCTTAAACCTAATAATAACGGTGATGTTACACGATGTGTTAAAAGTATTTTTCTTTGGCAT